ACCTACGTTTGCCAGTGTACCCAGCGCGGCGTTAGTTTCTTGGATGCCTACGCCGCAGTTCTTAGCCAGTGGCGCGGCGTTCTTTACGGCCTCTGCCAGTTCCAGTACGTTAGTGGCACTATGCGCTGCTGTACTGGAAAGCATGTCATTCACTTTGCCTAACTCGTCTACGCTCATGCCAAAGCCGTTCATGGTGTTAGTGGCCATGTCTGCCGCCTCTGCCAAACTGATGGCGTTAGCCTGCGCCAGCTGTAGCGTCTTAGACAAAGCGGCTGTAGCCTGCGTGGGTGTCAAGCCGTTACGTGTCAGATTCTCCAAAGCACTGGCGGCTTCGCTGGCCGTGTACTTCGTCGTACCGCCCAGCCGTTTGGCTTCCGCTTCCATTGCTTTGAAGTCTTCAGTGCTGGCGTTTGTAACGGCGCGCACTCTGGCCATACCAGCTTCAAAGTCTTTTCCGGCGTTAATCATGCTACGCCCAAATTCCGTTATACCCAAACCGATGCCCAGCCCGCCTAACGTGCTTGTGATGGTACTACGCAGTTTCTTGAAATACCCCTCTACTTCAGTCACTCCGTGCTTAATGCCCTGCGTTAGCAGATTCAGCGCGATAGAAAAGTTAAGTTTTGCCATATTGAATTATACTTTAGTCTTGAATAATGCTGCTGCTATTTTCTTTTCCATGTCTGTGATGGTTTCGCTTTCCAGTGGTGCTTCCCACGCAAACGGTAGAAATTCTTTGGCGTTGTGTACTTTGTTCTTGTCTAAGTACGGCGATAGTTGCAGATAAGCCCAAAAGCGGCTGCTTTCCCATGTCTTTTGTTCGTGCTGACATGCGGCGCGCGTCAGCCAGCCCAAATCTTCCAGCCCGCGCGAAAGCAGAAAATTACCGTCTATGCCGTTAGTGATAAGCTGGCCGCATATATCCGTAATGCTGTCGTCGTTCTTTTCGCCGTCAGCCTCAACACGGCGCGCATTGAATTGTGCTATATATCTGAATTCCAGCGCGGCGCGGCGTGCCACGCTTTCAAGTTCTTTCGTCTCTTTGGCCAGCAGCAAAGCGTCTTTGTATTCTGCCAGCGTCCATTTACGGCGGTCTTCGTACTGCACATAGCCCAAAGCGGCCATGTCGTCTATACTGCTGCCGTCGTATTCTTGCAGCTTCTTACCCGTCAGCTGCTCCCATTCTATGATATTCGCTAAAGTAAGCATAAAGAAGAAAAAGCCAGCCAGTTACCCGGCTGGCTCCCTAACCTAAAACTAACTACTGATTATGTCAAACAACCGTTTACTCACCCGCTGACTTCAGCGCGCCAGTACCCTGCATGTTGCACTGGAATTTAATCAAGTTTCCGGCTTCACTGGTCACGGTGCAACCAGTAATGTGTGCCTTACCCGTCCAGCCTGCGCTTCCTTTGATTACGTCCACGCCGCCCTCTGCGTTGTCGGTAATGGTACACTTACCAAACCAAATAGTAAGCGTCTGCCCGCTAATCTGCTTTGCCAGCAGTTCGTCGGCACTAAGCGCGCCCTGCTTCTGCGTGACAAATGACTGGCCGTTAAGTGTCCAGCCTTTCTTACCGGGTAGACTACTTTCCCAGCCACCGTCTAACTGGTTGCTGGTGTCTACCATGTTAGTGTTAAGTGCCAGTTCGGTACTTGTGGAAAACGCAAATAGCGTGTCGTCCACGTAAATCAGCATTTGACCCTGCATGATGTCAGATGCGCTGTCGTATGCTCCTGCTGCCATAATTTGAAAATGTTTAATTTGTTAATAACTATGATTTATTTTTGAAGTATTCCAAATGTCAAAGTGAAAGCCTGCACGTAGATGGCTTCGCCAGTGTCCTTAAACTCTGCTGCCACGTCTTCCACGCAGTCGGCTATGAATATTTCCACGCCGCTGTTACGCATAACGCGCACGGTATCTTCTACGGCTTCGGCCATGTCTAAAGTTTCGTCGTAGTCGGTGCTGTAGCAGTTTACCAGCACTTCGGCCACATTGTCTACTTTTCCCATTTGCGTTAGCGTAGGTTCGTAGCCGTCGCGTCCGTATAGTATGTAGCTGCCAGTAGTGCCTTTGGCGGCGCGTAGTGGCATTATCTGCTGGCCTACTATTGCCGTCAGTGCTTCGTTTTGAAGTAGCGCGTCACGTATCACCGCGCCTGCACGTATATTTGACTTTGCCATATTCTCGTTTTATATTACTGGCGTATGTTTTGCTTTTGCCCCCTCGATGTTATTTTGACAGCCTGCGTGTGGCGGCTTTCTCTATTCCCTCGATAACGTAGCCCAAAGCTGTGCCAGTGTCTTGTTCGCGCGTCTCACTCCAGTAGCGTAACGATGGCATTTCGCCACGGTCTAAGCCGCTGTGTGTCTCACGCTTTTGGGTTCCTAAGTCTACTAAGTGGCTGTGCGCACCCTCTGGCCGTTTGAAGCCTACCAGCGCACCAGTACGGCTTTTCTTCAGCCTCACCACGAAAGACTTCAGCAAATTACCGGGCTGTCTGCCAGCTTCACGGCGTTTGTGCGCTTTGTCTGTCTTCAGTCCTTTACGCAGACGCTTACGGCCTTGTCTGACTAAGTAAGTACCGCCAGCGCGTAGCCCGGCTTGCACGGCTTTGTCTCGCTCGATTTCTGCCAGCTGTTGCAAAGCAGCGTCTATATGTTCGATGCCGCTATACTCCACGCTGATGCCGTCGGCTACCTTGCCGCCAGTGCCAGTGTTACCGCTTCCGGCCTTACCAAAGTATTCTGTCAGCCTACCCATGCTTATTTCTGAATCTGCTGGCCAGTCAGTTCTAACGACTTATCCGCGCGCTGTCTGATGGTCTGCGTAATATGGTAGTCTTCGCCGTCGTAGTTAAAGCTGGTAGCACCACGCAGCCGCGCGTCGTCACGCAGCTGTAGCGTTACTTGGCCTTGCAGCTGTTCTTCGTTGGCAGCTACGGCGGCTTTCTCGCGCTTGTTGATACGATGACAGCGCACGCGCGCCAGTTCCACGGTCTCGCGCTTCACAAAGCCAGTAGTGCTTTGTGTCTGTTGCTCTCCGTAGATAATGCAAAATTCGTCTAATAGTCCGGCACGCATAACTTAACGATATTTGATGTATGGTGTTACCAGCGACATAAGATTATACGGCACTGGCGTAGGCTGGCCGCTAAACGCCACGCCCTCACGGTTCGCATAAAGCCCGGCTCCAAAGATAAGCATAGCCTGCTTTAAGTCCTTTGGCAGCGCGCCGTTATGCTTTGCGGCTATGTCAGTAAGCGGCTGCTGCACGGTCTTTTCAAGCCATGATTCAGCAGCGTCTAACATTTCACGCAGTCGCTTGTCGTCTTCGTTGTGCTGTACGTTGCACTGCTCTTTCAAGTCTTCCAGTGTTGCAAAAGTTGCCATGATAGTGTCGTTTTAAGTGAAGCGGCTGGCCAGCCTCAACGTGCCAGCCAGCCGCCTGCTGATGATAGAAAGAATTCAAAGTCTTACTGGTGCTTTGTGATGTAGGCAAATGCCTCTGTACGCAGTGCTTTCAAGTCCATGTAGCCGTTCAGCACAAACCATGTCATGCCCTGCTTCATAGCGTCCTTACTGGTTGAATCAAAGCCCAAACTCTGCTGGCCAAAGAAGCCGCAAACGTCATAGCTAAAGATACCAAAGCCCAGCTTGTTAGCGTCGAAGTCGGTAGTATAGAATACGGGTGTACCGTCTATCTTACCGTCCTGCAATACCATAAGGCCGCTACCAGCGTCGCGTGGCGTGGTTGCCAGTTCTGCGTAGGTCTCCGGCGTACATACATAGCAGCCGAATTCAGCACCCAGCACACCCTTACCGATAACAGCATACTTCAGTGCTACGGCCTCGGCGTAGGTAATCTTTGTAGCAGCGGCGTTGATGTTGTCGCAGCCTACAAATGGGCCAGTCGGGAAAGTAGCGGCCTGCCCTACCTGTGTAGTGCTGAAAGTAACCTTGTTAATCAGATTAGCCACGCCCGTAGACATAGCGTTAATGATGATGCTACGCAGTCCTACGGCTTGAATCATAGCGAGATTTGACACGGGAATGCTGATGCTGTAACGCTTCGGCGCGGGTGTAATCGCGCTGAAGTCCAGCTTGCTGTCGGTTACTTCCACGTTCTCACCTAAGAAAGTAGCCTCAACGCCACTAACTACGGGGAAATTCCACTGGCCTTCGATGCCGTGCTGGATGCGCAAACCTACTTTGTCGTAGATAAGCAGATGTGACAGCGGCTCGATAATATCCTGCATAGTGATAGGCACTACCGGGGTAACGGTGTTAAGCGACTGGATAGCGGGCGTGTTATTACCGCCGTCACGCTGCAAAATGCGTGTAGCCTCTGCGTCATTGACTGGAATAATCATGCAGTTGGGGTCTTCTGTAGCACGCAGATAAGCGTACTTGTCAGGCAGTCCGCGCAAACTGCGCATAGATGCGAGAATTTCAGAAGTGGCCAGCTCTCTGTCGGCGCGCTCCTGCACGGGTTCGTAGTCGGGTGCTTCCAGCACGTCCAGCTGTACGCTGATTTGCTGGTTGGCAGTACGCAGATTCTCCATTTCTGTAGTCTCTTCGTCTGTCATGGCACGCTTTTCGGCTACCAGTTTGTCACTGATTTGCTGCATTTTCAGCTTGTTAGCTGCCAGCTGACTGCGCAAATTCTTCTCTTTGGCGCGTGTTTCCACGCTCTTAGTCTTTTTTGGCATAATTG